ATCACGGCTCCGGCAGGACGCAGACGTAGGCCTGATACGCGGTGGACGGCGCGGTGCCGCTGATGAGGTTGCGGAGCTTGACGAACTGGTACTTGACGTTCGCCTGCTCGGTGCAGAACGGGATCTCGTAGCGCCCGGCGACGGTGTCGAGCATGTTGGTGCCGTCGCGCTGGGCGCCTTTGCCCATCGAGTACTCCGCGAGCATCTCGACGCTGCCCGCGCCGAAGGCGGGATCGTTCGAGCCGAGAACCTGCAGATTGCACTTCTCGTCGCCCGCCGAGACCTTGATCGAGGTGACATCGACCACGAGCATCGCGTCGATGCGCGCCTGCTGCTTCGGCGTGACGCCTTGGTTGCCGCCGAAGTCGATCATGCCATCGGCACCGCCCACCTGTGCGAAGCCGGACGCGCCATAGGGTGCAGCGTTGTCGGAAAGCTGCAGGTTGGCGTCAAATGCATATGCGCGGTCGCCCATCGTGGGTCTCCTGTCGTTCTCCGGCGCGCGCCGTCAGGCGACGACCTGCGCGTTGGTCCAGCTGTCGAGGCGGGCGAGGCAGTACTTGAACTCGTCCACCACACCGACGTCCCACGCGAGGTGGGTGCGATAGGTCTTGCCGTCCTGCAGCAGGCCGATGTCGCGCGGCTCCAGCGGACGGATCTGGATCCCGCGCAGCATTCCTTCGCCGAGCGAGAGCACGTAGAGCGATGCGGTCTGAGCGGCGCCGCCACCGGAGCCGACCTCGGTGAAGTCGAGCACCGGCGCGTGGTCGTCCTTCGGGTAGCCCCACAGGAAAGGCAGACCGGCGTAGGAGATCTTCAGCTTGCCGATCTCGTCCCACGTCTGCATCACGAAGCCGGTGAGCGACTGCGTGCGCGCCGCTTGGATCCACAGCGGGCGCGAGGCGAACGGCGCGAAGATGTGCGTCGGGTTCTTGACGTTGTTGATCGCGATGTCGAGCTTCGCGAGCGAGAGCGCGCCGCCACCGGCCGCAGCCGAGTTGTGGAAGATGCGCGAGAACTTGTTGGCGCGCAGCTGCAGGCCGTTGAAGACGCGCGGGTTGGTGGACTGGTCACCCTTCACGAAGGTGTCAACCCAGAGGCGCGCGAAGGCCGTGATCCCCATGCGCTCCTCGTAGTTGCGGCGCTCGGGCCCGTGCCGATCGATGATCGCGCGATCGATGTCGATGTCGTGGTCGATGATCGCGGTCGCCTCTTGGAAAGGCGTGATCACGCCGTGCCCGCTGGAGCTTTGCTCGTTGATGCCGCGGAAGACGGGCTGCGGCAGCGAGGCTTCACGGTAGCCGGTGTAGTTCGACCCCTTGAGGCCTTCGAACGGCAGCGCCTCCATCACGTCGGAGTACTGCGTGAACATCTCGATGATCGGACGTCGGATGTCCTCCATGGCGAGCGACTTGGCGTATTCCGCCAGCGTCATCAGGTTGGAGACGGCCATGGCTCACTCCTCCATCACATGGCGCGGTCGGGGTCTCCGGTGCGCGCGTAATTCAAGCGCTGTGCCGGACTCCAACCGTCGTAGGTTTTCTGATCGACCGCCTGACCCGCCCGACCGTCGCGGCCGTTCTGCGCGAAGCGCGAGCCGTGGCCGGTCGCGAGCTTGGTGATGAGCTTCTCCCACGACTGCGCTGCAGCCGCGGTCCAGATGGCGTCCTGCAAAGGCTTCGCGTCGGCGGCGCCGAGCGTGCCCTCGAGGAACGTGTTGATCGCCGACATGCGCGCGGTCGCGGTCGGGCCGAGCTTGCCGAGTTCGGCGTCGCGCGCGGTCTTGATCGCCTGCGTCTCGTTGACCCGCACACCGGCGTAGAGACCGAGCATCTTGGAGAACGCTTCCTGCCCGGTGACCTTGCCGTGGATGATGTCGTGCATCAGCGCGCGAGCGCCCTGCAGGTTCTGGTCCTGCTCGTTGAACTTGAACTCGACGCCTTCGGGAGCCTTGAAGTCCTTCGGCAGCGTGTAGGTGAGATCCTCGGCCTTGCCGGGCAGCGAATTGCGCCGCACCTGATCGGCGGCGTCGCGCGTCACGATCTCGTTGAGCTTGCCGTAGTCGATGGTGCGCTTGTCGGCGAGCCAGAGGCTCTCGGGCAGATCGCTCGGCCGCTCAGCTTGCGTCGCGCCGCGATCGGCGCCGCCGGTTTGCTGCTGGCCGGTCTGCTGCTGGCCGTTCGTCTGCTGCGTCTGCTGCTGGCTCTGTTGCGACGAGGTAGTCGCGGACTGTCCGGTATTGCCGCCCTGTCCGGACTGCGCCGCCTGCTGCGCCGACGATTGGCCTGTCTGGTTGCCCGCTTCCGCCATGGGACGTGTCTTCGATGCCTCGGGCCATGTGGCCCATCAGATCGCGGGCGAGGGTGCGGATCCCTTCGTGTCTCTGCAAAGCACCGGTGTCGTGCGACGGCGTGATCGCCTCGAGCAAACGTCGCAAATAGCGGTGCAGAAGCAGGCCGTGATGCGTGCGCGCGATCTGGTCGATCGCCTGCAATTCCTCTTCGCGGGGGGACGGGACGTCCTCGTCGGTCATCGCGGCGGCACCGCGCCGCCGGGTCCACCAGCAGCCGGGACGGCGCCGCCACCGGCGAGCGTCGGCGCTCCGGGCCGCTCGCGTCCGGCGATCAGCGGCGCGATCTGTTGGACGAACTGATTGACCTGATCGGCGTCGCGCAGCTGGATCAGGCCGGACACGCGCATCTTCTCCATGAAGGCTTTCATGGTCTCGCGGCCGTCAACGACCGCCTTCCACTCTTCGGGAAACATCTGCGCCATGATCTGCGCGAACTGGGTCGCGGTCGCGATCTCCTGCTGCTCGGCGGCGCGCTGCGCCGGGTTGTACGGCCGCAGCGAGATGGCGCGTCCATCGACCACGATCGGCGGGATCGTGCCCATCTTCTCCAGCAGGTACTTGAAGCGCAGGAAGATCTGCGCGGGCACCTCGCGCCAGAACGGCAGGCCGGGCGTGCCGATGCGACGCTGCGCACGCGCAAGCTCATCGAGCCACTGACCGAGCGTCGGCGGCGTGTCGCCGCGCTGCTCCGGGTAGTCGATGTAGAAGAGCCGCTTGCCGCGCTTCTCCATCTCCTGATGTTCGAGCATCGCCGACTCGACGTTGACCTGACCGTAGAGCGGCTTGATCGCGTTCTCGCTGCCGACGCGGATCGGATACGCCATGCCGTTCTCGACGCCCTGCTCGACGTGGCTGAAACTGTCGTCCGGATAGCCGAGCGGCGGATCGAGGTTGCGATCGATGACGTCGATCTTGCGGCCTTCAAGCTCATCGATCTGCCGGAGATCCGGCAGCGTCTGGATCAGCGGGCCGTAGCCCCAAGGCCAGTCGGACGTCGCGTTCCAGCGTCCGACGATCAGCGGACAGGATCCCTCGCCGACGCAGCGCGCGTCATGCACGAGATCGTCGTTGACCTGCACGGTGTGCTGCCACGTCTCCTCGTCCTCGTCCCACAGGCGCCAGAAGCCCCACTTGATGTCGCAACTGGCGTTGGGCTGGTCGAGGATCGCCTCGGTCACCTTCTTCGGCAGCGTGACGTCCTTCGGCAGCAGCGAGCGCACGTAGCGATACTTCGTGTAGCGGATGACGAACCGGTCATCGATCAGGCCGCCGGGACCGATGTTGACCTCAAGCTCGCGCAGCGGACACGCCATCACCTCGATCGGCAGGTGCGGCCGACGCATGTCGATCCACAGCGCGACGGTGCCGATCGCGAGATCCGGATTGAAGGCCTTCGCGATCTCCGGGTAGAGGTTCGACGCCTTGATCGCTTCGAAGATCTGCTTGTCCTGCTTGCGGACCTGATCCTGCACCTGCTTGAACATGTCGGGCGAGATGAACATGCCGGGCCCGCGCTCGCACCAGTTCTGCGCTTCGGGCATGTACGTGTTGACGACCTCGGTGACGAAGTCGCCGGTCCACTCGAACCCGCACGACGTCTGAAGCTCGGGCGCGTCGAGCAGTCGCTGCACCGGCGGTTTTGTGGACGAGGACACCTGGCGCTGCCGGTGCGGCGCGCTGAAGAAGTAGGCCTCGCGGAAATCGATGACCCACAATTCCTTCCAGCGGCGCGCATCGCGCAGCCGGTCGATCGCCTCGCCCTCAAGCTCTTTTTTCGGGTCGGTGCTCTTGGCGTCCTTCGCCATGTCAGGCGGCCTTGCCGATGAGTGCGTTCAGAAGGTTCGAGATCCCGCCCTGCATTCCGGCGGCGCCGAGCGAGGGGGAGATCGAGGAGGCCACCGTCTGCGCGCCAGCGGAGAGCGGCGACGTCGAGCCGGACAGCGCGGAGATGACGCCGTAGCGCTGCATCAGGTGCGCGGTGTCGAGCGTGGACTGCGTCTGCTGCGCCTTGATGTTCTGCTCCTGCGTCTGCTGTTCGAGCACAGCGAGACCGGGATCAGGTGGCGGCATCACGAAGACCGGGGCCGGTGGCGGGTCGCTGCTGCCCAAGGGGGGTACCTCCTGCCGCGACAAGATCGCGGTAGAGGCGGTCGGGCCGCAAAGCACCGCTGCGCACGCCGACGAGATGCGCGATCGCGGACACGCAGGTGAACGGCCGGATCCGCAGCCGCTTCGTGCCCGGCACCGGCCGGAACCCGACGAGATCCGCGTCGCGCGTGAACTCGCCGATGTAGGCCTCGGCCGCGGCGCCGTCCGGTGCGGTGTAGATCACGGTGCCCGACAGCGACACGTCGTAGAACAGCCAGCTGCTCAGCGGCGGGACGAACGCATACGCGCGGACGTGCTTGTACGTGCCGGGGAGCGCTTCGATCCACCACGTCGAGGAGTGTCGGCAAAAGACGATGATCCAGACGAGCGGCGCTCCGATCTTCGGCGGGTCGTCCATTTGCGTTTCGCCTTTGCGGGTTTCGTCGTCGCCGGTGGCGCCTTCTTCTCGTGCTCGCCGCACCAATCGCCCGGCAGCGTGCGCGGCCAGTATCTGGGGTGCGGCTCGAACGTCGGCACCGGCGCGTAGCGTCGGCACAGGCCGTGATCGGGACTGGAGCGCTCCCAGAACTTGCAGGTGCTGCAGAGATCCGCGGGCTGCGTCATGCGCTGACCCTCCGCATCGAGCGACGCTTCAGCGCAACGCGCACCGGCTTGATCCCGCTGATCGGCTTGAGACCGATCATGCGCCGCCCCTCGCCGAGACCAAGGCAGAGATATTCGAGCGCGTTGCACGGGTGCGAGTAGCGGTTCTTCGTCGGCTTGATCTCGCCGGTCTCGTCCTTCTCAAGGCAGTAGCGGCCCGCCATGCCGATCTTCGTCGTGCGGCACAGCGGAGAGAGCTGGAAGCGGGCGACGCCGCTCGGGTTGTCGTTGAGCACGTGATCGACCGACGTCACGCGCGTCTCGATATGGTTGAGCTTCACCGGCGCGGGCGTGACGTGGATCCCATTCTCGTCCCACACCTCGAACGACGACTTGTCGGTCGCCTGCCCCTTGTCGGCGCCCTTCGGATCTCCGAACGCGCGGATCGCGTAGTCGCGGTAGTGCTGCTCGAGGAAGCGCTTGGCCTTCGGCGCGAACGTCACCGCGCTCTCGTTGAAGCCGAGAAGCTCGTACTGCACGAAGATCCGGTCGTTGATCTGCTGCGCGCACAGCATCGCGGGCCAGCGCCCGAAGTCGATGCCGACGATCACCTCGTGCCCCGGCACCGGCTTGAGCACCTCGGTGGCGACATGGAAGTCCGGCCGGAACGCAGGCCACACCGGCGAGCCGTCCACCACCAGCGCGATCTCGTTGAGGATGCGCGACTTGATCCACGCGCGCGTCTTTCCCTTGATCTGGTCGAGGTAGTAGTTGTCGGGGAGCCACTTGAGGTTCTCGGCATCCGGGTTCTGCCGGTAGCGCAGCGTGCCGTCCGGATTGCGCACCTCGATCAGCGCGCCCGGCTGCATGAAGAAGTCCCACGCATCCGGCCACGCGAGCGCGAGCCGCTCGTCCTCGGGCATGTTCGGCGGCCATTCCGCCTGCCCGGTCATCATCGCGATGAAGTGGTCCTCGTCCGGCGCGTTCATGTCGGCGATCACGCCGTGCCAACTGGGCCCGCCGTCCTTCATCGCCGGGAAGCGACCGGCGCGCGACGTCATCTCATCGAAGATGCTCTTCGGCCCGTACTGCAATTCGTTGAAGTAGAACCCGGTGTACTCGCCCGATCGCAGCTTCTTGACGTCCTCGTCCTTGTCGAGCGCGAGGAAGTCGATCTCCATCCGCATGTCGCCGACGAAGATCCGCTGGCGCGCGGGCATCGACCACACGATCGTGCCGTAGACGTTCTCCGGAAACGTGTCGGTCCACGTCCGGATCGTCGTCGTCTTGAGTTCGGGATAGGTGTTGCGCACCACGCCCCAGCGCGTGTAGCGCATCCCGTCGCGCGCGGGCCGCTGCTGCGCGGCGATCGACCAGACTTTGAGGTTGCAGGCCTTCGACTTGCCGGATCCGACCGGGCCTTGGATGACCTGCACCGCCGCGGTCGAGGTCATGAAGCGTTCGAGCACCGGGCCTTCGATGCGATAGATCGGCCGACCGTCCGGCGTGTATTCGAGTTCAGCCGTCATCGGGGTCGAGCGGCACCACCTTGAAGCCCCTCACCCACAGTTCGGCGAGAAGCCAGTCGGTCCAGCACGCTGCGTCCTCTGCGCTCGTGCGCGGCAGGTCGGTGCCAATGTCGATCATCGCCTCGCGCGCACCGTTGCCCCTCGGAACGTCCGGCGGCGGTTGTCGCGTGAGGAAGATGATCTTGGCACTCATCGCCGCGATCGCCCCCGCTGGCGCGCGCGATCGACACC